GTCGCTCTTGGACTTAAATCCAAAAGGTATGAATACTATTCAGATACAACTGAAAAGGTAGCAATAGCCTTTGGATGGAAATATAGAACTAGACATGTTCTTAAAATTGGTACTAGTCTTTCGCAAATTAAAGATTTGGATTTACGCGCTGAGTATATGCAAGGTTCTACTTTAAAATACAATGATCCTCAAGCATTTACATATACTTATAAAAGGACGATAATGAGAAGAAGGATGGGATGTTGTTGGGGCGGATGGGAGAAAGTCGATAAATATTGGCTTTGTGGTTCTGAGAAGTTGGAATGGCAAGACAAAGGCTGTTTTTCTTCTGAATTGCTTAGTCATGTTACCACGCAAGTGAATCTTAATTTAATGAATGATAATAAGACCGCGTGGGACAGAATAAATCAGACCGTCCGTAACATGGCTTCGATTAATATAAACAGATATAGTGTACTCGACCAAAATTTTCTCAGTGTGGGTACTACTCTTGTTTGTTATTTTATGATGAGGTTGTGTAAATATCAACATCGTAAAGCGGATTTTCAGCCGCTCCCCAAGGAAACCCAAGACACGTTGTATATGGATACCGCTTTGGAGAAGTCGAGTTGCCTGAGATGCCTGAGTCCAAAGTGGGTACAAAGATTGTTATCCTGCGCCCCAGTGAGAGAATGTTTCGACCACCCCAGCTCGCCAGCCTCGGTTGTCATTTTACCGGAGCCTGCAACCCTCACCCCGATCATACCGATAACGACACCATCCTTGGGGGAATCAAAAAGCGATTTGTGTCAAGGCCACCTGAACCAGACGTCAAACTCTTGCCTGGATTCAGACGATTTGTTAGAAGATGGCTCAAAAGAAACCTCAAACCACTTGAACCCAACGTGGATACAAGCGTTGAAACTTGGTTGGAGCACACTAATTACCCAGCTTGGAGAAAAACTCAATTGTTGCAAGCCTGGAAGAACTTCGATGGAGTATTTATTGATAGATGGGGACGAACCACAAAGTATTCCCATGTCAAATCATTTATTAAAGATGAATGCTACCCCGAATTTAAGCACGCTCGTGCCATTAATTCCCGTCGCGATGAATTTAAATGCCGCGTGGGACCAATTTTCAAGTTAATAGAAAAGGAAGTATTTAAGTTAGATTGGTTTATCAAGTATGTACCCGTAATTGATAGAGCCCGTCACATAGTGGATAATCTTTCTCAAAGTGGATGTAGAATAGCTTCCACTGATTATTCTTCATTTGAAACACATTTCACTAGACAAGCAATGGAGTCGTGTGAATTTCAATTATATGAGTATATGACTCAATATCTACCCGATAAGCAATGGATGTATTTAGTCCGTAACATTATTGGAGGTAAGAATCATTGTGAGTTCAAAAATATATATGTTGACGTTGAGGCAACCAGAATGAGTGGGGAAATGAATACCTCATTGGGAAATGGATTTGCCAATCTGATGATAATGCTTTATACGCTCAATAGAATAGGAGCAAAGAGTATTAAAGGAAGAATCGAAGGCGATGATGGCCTATTTACATTCTACGGCAGAATCCCGACTGTAGAAGATTTTAAAAAATTGGGTTTTACAATTAAATTAGAGATGCACGATGAATTAACCTACGCATCTTTTTGTGGATTATTAGCAGATCCTGATGAACTAATAACAATTACCGATCCGACTGTGGCTATAATGAACTTTGGATACACCTCGAAAGAGTATGTTGCGTCCAGTAAGAGTAAAATGTTAGGTTTACTTAGAGCTAAAGGCTTAAGTATGGCTTATCAATATCCTGGCTGTCCTATTTTAGCCAGTCTCGCTCGTTATGCAATAAGAGTCACAGAAGGAACTAGAACCTTAATTGGTTCAAAAACTGAACTTTATAAAAGAGATTTCATGATTGAAGCAATGAATCACATCAGAGACAATGGAATTCCACATAGAGACGTTGGGATTAAGACGAGATTCCTCATGGAAAAGGTTTATGAAATACCTGTTGAAGTACAGGTGGCTACTGAGGCGTATTTAGATAGTTTGACTACCTTACAACCTTTAGAAATTCCCGGCTTACTAGAGTATTGCCATCCAGACGCTATCAAATTTTATGAAAATTATTCGTTAACGGTAAATTTTAAGAATAGTTTCAACATAAATTGTCCGAGCGCCATGTATGCTCTACGGGCTACGAAAAAATGAGTACAAGAAGAACTCGTGCTCCACGACGTACTGCACGTATGCGTCGTGAGAGAAAAATCATTAATCGTGCGTTTGATAAAGCACAGCGGTACCGTCCCGCTAAGGCTAGACGTCCTAAACGTCGTATAAATAAAAACGGTAAACTTAAGACTAATATTAAAAGTGGTCTAAGACTTTTGTCCCCAATAGCCAGGAGCGCAATATCCTCCGGCTTTTCGGACTTTAAAGTAGGTGGTAATTCGCTTATGACAGGAGGCATGACGATACCAC